GGGTACTATAAGGTTTCCTAATGACTCTGTTATCTATTTCGGTGCTCTCGACGAGTTATCCAAGGTAAGAAGTATCAACGCTGATTTAATTTACATCGAGCAAGCCGAGGAACTCTTGGATACTGCATTTTATACTGAATTAATGCTCCGTTTAGGCAGAGGAAAAGTCAGTAAACGAGGCGAAGCATACAGCCAAATGATACTCGTTGTACAACCAGAAGATGAAGAACATTGGATATACAAAAGATACCATGAGTTCTACGATGCAACCAACGAATTTGAAAACGAAAAACGAGAAGTAGAAACCCACAACAGACACAACCCTGATAACCTATGGGATTACAGGGAATACGATGAAGTCCTGAAAAGTATTCAGGAAAGACGTATAACAGCTCATTTTCATTACAGTACCAACGATTTCTTACCACCATTCCAAAAAGACTACTATGACAACCTCAAAAATGAAGATTACGATTTATGGTTACGTTATAGTGCTGGTAAATGGGGTAAATTATCCGATGTAGTTTATACGAATTATGATACTGTTGTACCTGAAAATCAGCATTATGAATTTTATAGTTTTGGTGCAGATTTCGGTTTTAAAAACCCATCTGCATTTTTATTAACTGCTTGGTATGATACCGAGATGTATGTTCTTGATGAGATTTACGAACGAGAATTAACCAATACCGAGTTAATTGAAGAGTGTACAGATATGCTTTTCAATAATAAATTATTACCGAAGCATTTGTCAACAGGTTATGGTGATGCTGCTGAACCTGATCGTATCAAAGAATTTAATCATGCAGGTTTTCCTATGGTAGGTGGAGTGAAAGATGTTAATGCAAAAATCACCACCACCAAACAGACAAAGATACACATTCATCCGAGATGTGTTAATACATTGAAGGAGATTAAAGGTTACAAATACCGTAAAAATCGTGATGGAGTAACTTTGGACGAACCTGTGAAAGTTAATGACCACGCAATGGACGCATTGGGATATGCTTGTTATGGTGTTCGTGGTTTCTTATCACCGCACCGCCCAAGACCTACCGGTTACTATGAAGATAATATTATGGTTTTTTAAGTAAAAAGAAGATGGAGATTGAAGATTTATGTGGAATCCTATTAAAAGAGTTATCGAAGGTGTTAAGTTACCGAACGCCGAGGCATCTGATATTTATGAGATAGGTGTTACTGATGTTCATACTAATACTGATGATAAAAGCATAGATTGGGGAGATAAACTTCCAAAGATGGTTATACCATCAATTAAAAATCTCCGTTTATGTGCAGAAGAAACCGAGATTGTTAATGGTATTATTGAAGATTTAGTGATTAAATCAATCAGCGGATGGGTAGTTGAAGGAAACAACGAAGCCGCCAAGGAATACATTATCAAGGAATTAGAACGCTTGGACATGATGCATATACTCCACGAAACTGCTCGTAACAATATGATTGACGGAGCGATGTATTGGAATAAAGTTGTCCAGCAAGGCAAGTTATATCTTCGTGAATTAGCATTTGATGGTGAGAACTATCGTATTAAAGAGATTTATGATGATTTCACCGGTTCAGAAGTTATTGGTTACAAACAGATTGTTAAAAAGAATAAGAATACTAATCGTGGATGGCAAAAAAAAGAGTTCAGAGATTTAAATCCTGAATTAGAAGAGGTTGAATATGATTTTTTACCTCATCAAGTGTTAGCCACTCATTTCTTTACACGTCATGGTAAGCATAAAGGAATGGTTGAAAATATCCTGGATGAAGCTTACATGATGAAATTATTGTTACGTATGATGCCACAGGTTGTTTACAAGCAAACCAATACTATGATATTGCGTAAAGAACAAGAAAGCATCGGTTTAATTCACATCGCAAAGAATGCTATCAAAAAAGCAGTTAATGCTTTAACCAATTATCATAAGAAAGGAGTCATTTATCTCCCAGAGGGTTTGACTTTGGAGATGATTGGTGATACTAATCTTCCGAAGATCCAGAATTATATTGCTACAATGAAAGAGCAGATTTTCATTGGTTTATCTACTCCACCATCTGTTTTTGATGGGTCAAGCAGTAATCGTTCTACTGCTGTTGTTCAATTGGATTCTGATAAATCTGGTAGAGTTTTATTCCAACAATATTTACAGAATAAACTGTATGTTGTTGCCCAGGTTATTATTAATTGGTTATTGGAGTTAGGTAATTATCCTGCTGATTGTGTTTGGATTAATTTCAATCCGGATACTGATGAGGATGGTAATATTTTAACTGATGATGATGTTAAGACCGAGAATGGTACTACTTCTACCAGTAAACCTGGTGATGGTCTTAATTTGAATAATATCCAAAATGGAGAGGGTAGAGTTGGCGAAGTCAGTGCCTAATATCCCTACTCATGAAGAGTATTTTGGATTAGATGATAATGTCATTACTGATGATGAGTTTGAATTGGATAGTGATGATGATAAAGTTAAAAAAATGCTCCTTATCATGTTAGGATTGTTGGAAGAGTTTTATATTGAGCATATGTATGATACTGCTTATTACTATGCGAGTGAGCAGTTTAAAGATGATATTGATGAGTTTAACCAAATGTTAAAGGATAACTGGTTAATCTTGTTTAGTTCTTTTGTAACTGATTTGACTAACGAGTTAGATGCTGAATGGAGCATACCAACAGATACCGTTGGAATACCATTGGAATTAGAGGAACTAATTAATAGTGGTATTGATGCAGTTACAAACACTTTATATTATGATTTAAAAGACAAAGCAGATTTCTACAAAGAAATGGCATTAATAACCGGAGTGTTTAGTGTTCACAGTAATTTCCGAAGAGCAGTAAAAAGATTAGCCAATCAAATCAACTTTAAAGGCAATCATGTTCACAAAATCATAGACAGAAAATATCAAGAGTTCATCTACGGTCAAGAAGCATTATTCACATGGGTTTGTAGCGGACGAAACACCTGTGCATGGTGTTACAGTATCGAAGCAATGGGAGCAATGCCATTGTCATATTTTCCGTTGGATCATATCAATGGGGAGTGTGTTTTGAAACCTGTTAATCCGGACCAGTTTTCTGATGAGTATAATCTAATTATTAAGGCGTGATTAATTATGCGTGTTAAGTTATTTGAACCTTGTTACATGGAGTATAAAGGTCTTGATAAGCCAGTACGGTATACTGAACGTTTTTTAAAGGATGTAGCGAGTAAAATCTTGAAATCCAAACTTGTTGAAGAGGAACATAACAGTACAAGTATTGGTGAAGTATCCAATTTAACAGTTACAGATGGAGCTTTATTCGGTGATGTTAATTCCAGTAAAGCTTCTGATGATTCAGGTTACAGCCCATATTTTGACTGTGATTTAGAAGATATTGGTGATTGTTGGGATGCAGTTAATCCGAAAGGTTTGATTGATGTTGCTTTAACATCACAACCAAGAAAACCTGTAAAATTACCTAATACAACAACCACCACAACAAATGGAGGAAGTCGCATGAGTAACAATGAAAACAACGATAATGAAACTATTAACATCCTAAATGGACAAGTTAAAGATTTAAATAAACAATTGGCAATCGCAGAGAACAAACTCAAAACAAGCCAAGAGAAATTAAAGCAATTCGATGAATTAGAAAAAGAACGTGATGAACTAAAAGCGTGGAAAGAAGAAAACGAAAAACTCATCGAAGAGCAAAAACCAATAATTGAAGCTTATAAAAAAGACCAAGAAACCAAAAGGTCTGAATTAATTGAAAAACTATCTGGTGGCAACGAAGAAATCAAAGCCCAAATGAAAGAAAAAGATTTAGGCACTTTGGAGTTCATCGATAGTTTAAAATCTCATGAGTTACCACCACAAGGAATCGGGGCACATAACGCCCAAGGTTTAAACGAAGGTGATGGTACAACTGATGAGGAAGCCGAACAGGAAAAACGCCAAAAGGCGGTTGAAGGAATGTTCGATGATTTATTTACAAAGGAGGAATAACATGGATTTAATTAAAGCGGGTAGACCAAGTAGAGATTACACCAACAACCGTAAGAAATTCACCGTAACTCTCTACGAAGGTGATTTAAAGTATACCAAAAACGGAATCGACAGAAAAACTGGTAGAACCGTAGGTCAGCACAGTTTAACCGCACCTATCGAGTTACACAGGATTCTTGAAATACACCCAGATTCAACTGCAAGGAACATTTTACTTAAACCAGCAGCTGATGAATCAACAAAAGCAGTCGCAAAATTATTATTCGACCCTGAAATGACATGGAAACCTGATGCACAGTACACATCTAAAAACAGATTACCACAACAAGACTGTGAGTTCGGTACATATCCTAACAGGTCTGCTACCGTCGAATGGTTTGGTAAAGCTGTTGATGAAGTACATATTGTAGCAGAAAATGCAGCCATTAAACCATATGATTACCTTGAATATGTTGGTTTTGAAGATGGCGTAGATGTATTCAAAAAATCTGCCGGAGTAACCAATCTTCTCGCATTAGCAAATGTTCCAGCATTAGAGTCTGGTGTTTGCCCAGTATTAGAAGGTGTGGAGTTCTACGGAGCAGTAAAATCATAAGGAGGATATAACACATGATATTTGGAAGTAAACAGATTGAATATTTATTACATCCAGAATCTATTGAAAGAATTATACACCAGTATTCCCGTACTCCAATGAGTATGTTAAACTTGTTTGAACCTCAAAACAACAATGGTGATAAACACTTCCAATACGATTACAGTAAAAGAACCTACGAAACTGATATTGCAGCGGGTATCTTACCAGAACCTGTTGAATTAACCGAAGGTTCTGAATACCCACAAGTATCTTTCAGCGGTATTCAAGAAGAATACGGTAACATGACAAGATTTGGTTTTGAAGTACAATTCACCAAAGAGTCTGCTGAAAACCCTAAAAACTATGCGTTTTTCAAAAATGCTGTTAGGGATATGGGTTTAACCATGATGAGAATGATTAACAGGTTCGCTTATTACGAATTAGATGCGAGTGCAGGATTAGTAGACCCTATCTCCCTCGGAGATGGTGCATGGGTATCTGGTAACGAATCCATTGATGACGATATTGTCGCAATCAAAAGAGCAATGGAAAACCAGGAAAACTACGAAAACCAATTCAGTCCAACTGACATTTTCGTATCAAAAACCGCTTATGATGCAGCAGAAGATTTATACAAAGTCCTCAATGCAAGCGGAAGGTTTGATGGTACTTCTAACGGTATAAACGTTAACGTTGCAAGAGAAATCAGCACCGGTTTATTAGCCATCGACAGAAACGCACATCCAGCTATCTGGTATTACAACATTAACCAAAACGATAACAGGTTAAATGACCCTGATGTTCCACTTTCATCTATAATCAACGTTCACTATTTTGAAGACCCAGATGACAGTAAAAAACCTCAAAGTTTCGGTTATCAATTAGATGTGGAGTTAGGTTTAGCAGTAAACAAAGAAATGACTGTTTTAACCCAGAGCGGAGTATAAATAACTCCTTCTATAATTTTTTTTAGGGAGGATTATACGAATGTTTAAAAAAATTAAACACAGGATTATAAAAGGAAGGAAACTTCAAGCATTCCCTACCGCAAAAGTCTTACAGGAACATGAAGATAGAATCGCAGCATTAGAAGCAGAATCATCTTCAAGTGAAGGAGATAAAGTTATTTATTACTTTGTTAGTTATGCTGATGCGGAAGGTACAATCGAATGGGGTTCAGGTACTGTTGAATCCACAGGTGTTATTAAAGGAAATTATGCGGAAGCGGAAGTTAAAACCAATACTCCTGATGAATCATATGTTGGTCAGAAATTTTTCATTAGGAGTTCTGCGAAAGCCGATGGTACTTCTATCTATAAAGCATATACTGATGCAGGTAAAACTGCTGCGGGCTTTTGGATAAGTATTTCTGATGAAGCTCCATAATTTTTTTAATATTTTTTTTAAGGAGGTTTAGTTTTTATGAGTGATATTAGTGTGGAAACCTCCAAATATTCTATGTCTGATTTTTATAAGGTTTTGAAGTGGATTCCTCGTAGTAAGGTTGATCGTCAAGAGCCATGTGATTTAGAGAAGATGGTTATTTTTGATGACGGTATTGTTGTGCCTACGATTTATGAGGAGTTTAATGGTGTTGATGAGGTGATGGTTTTTATTAATTTTAATGGTGTTCATGTAGATACATCTGATATTTTATTGGATTTTTCACCATTGGTTAATGGAAATTTAAGTTTGCTTCAAGTAAAATGTGATAGTCAAGATTTGGATTATGATAATGATACAATAATCTCATTTAAATTAGATGATAACATCAGATTCACAGACAAAACAAGACAAATCACAGGAGTCAAATCATTACGATTAACTATTGACAAAACTGTTACAATCACAAAAATAATCTTCAAATGCCACGATTACACCTATACCCTATCAGATATTGAGAATTTTTTAATAACTGGCGAAAACCATGTATTAGGGAAACTCGGAAGATACTCCAAAGAAATCCCAAAAGAATTAAAACAATACGTATACATGGCAAGCGGAGCTTACGCATGGCTATCAAGATGGGAATATGAAGCCAAACCAATGAAAGAAGCCAAGGCAGAAGCCGACAACTACGCAACACGATTATTAAACCAAGTAAATGGTGCAATAGCCGAATACATAGGCAACATAGAGAACAAATACGAGCATGATGACCTATTCCATGCAACAGCAAGCGGAGTAGATTGGGGATTATTATGAGATATGATAGTAAAATTGGTGAAATATTAGAAGCAATAAGCACCGAAATCTCAAAAACAGAAACTTTTGCCGACACACCAATATACTATGATTTCATAGAAGTTGATGCTAATATCATTCCACCAGCTTGTATCGTCTATAAACCCTTGGATTGGCAAATGGATAAAACCAATTGTAACTATCAACGCCAATTAGACATCGTACTATTAATAACCACCGAGGAAAGAAGAGAAGGAGTTGTTGGACAGTTATTCATGTTCGGAGAAAAAATGAAAGAAGTCATGGATAACATTGAAAGAACATCCAACGCTTACATTCAATTCTTACAAGGCAGTCCAGTTCAAGGATTCGCCTATAATCGTGAAAGTGTAGACAGTTATAAAGAAACAAAGCAACTATTCACTTCAATGATTGTTTTAAGTTATTTAATTAGGTATTGATATTTATGAAGTTTAAATATACAGGTCAAGCTCCTATAAAAGATGTTGATTTGGTTTTAGCAGGAATTTTCAAACCAGATGAACCTATTGTCAACGGCACTATCTTTGAAATTCCTAATGATAACAAACGCTTAATCAAATTGGTTAAAATGATGGGAATTTACGAGGAGTATCATGAACCAAAAAGGAAAGTTAAAAAACCTAAAAAAGAGGATAAAGAAGAAAAAATAGAAGAGGAGGAATAATAAGATGGAATTAGCACCAAATGCAAGTCATCATCACACCGAAATGGGAATTAA